CCCGGAACGCCTGTTCTTAAGGTAACACATCCCATAGGATCGTGTATCTGCCTTACAAGCTTCCCAGAAAATAAAGAATAATCTATTTGACTCCCTAAAGTCTGGTTTCCCAACATCAATCTTGGACCACTGCAGGTACATATAATGAGTGCCAGTAATGTAAGTAGGATTGCCTTTGTTATAAAACCAAAAACCTTCTTCTCTACGAGCAAATTCTTTATCAATGTAGTCATACCATGTTTCTTTAAAATCTAAAGGATATTCTTCCCAATCAAATATCGTTTTAATTCTTTTTAATTCTTTTGGTAAAGGTTTGTATTCGAATCTATCTGATTTAAATTTGTAAATTTCTTTTGCTTTTGGTAAAGCTATTTTTAAATTTTGTATTTCTACTATTTCACCTATTTCACCCGTCTTGCTTATAATTACAACATCATGTTCTATATTATAACCATATTCCCATTTTTTATATTTATTATTTTTTTTGAGAATTTTAGGTTTAATATAATCATCTAATACTTTATATAAACTTTGTTGATACATTATTTCGACCTCCCTTCTGCAAAGCCTTTAAATTCTTTTGGCTTTTTAGTTTCTTGCTCTACTTTACCTTCAATAATATTTTCTTCTTCATTTATTTTAGATAATATTTCAAACGCATCAAATATTGCTAATTTTTTAGTAGCCGCTGCATTTTTTAATCTATCAGCTGATATATCTGGACCAAAATCAATAATAGGTTCTTTAGCAACTTTAATTAACTCTTCAACTGCTATTCGCCCAGCTTGGATTATATTCCTTTTGATTTTCTTTATTTCCATAATTAATTACAATATCATTTGATTTCATACAATAAAGACGCTCATCGTCTATAAAAAATTCCCATTCAGCACCAGGTTTAAAACCAATCGTGCTACCTAAAGTGATATTAGATGCCTCTAGTTTGTTATTACTTATTTTTAGTATACCAACATGAGGTTGTTCTTTTCTGTTTCTTATATCAACAGAATTTTTTATTGGTTTTATAAAGCATCTATCACCAAAACTTTGCCATTCACCTTTATTTTTATATAAATATATTTGATCTGGCGAAACAAAATATAAATTATTTTTAAAAAAAGATCTACTATTAGTTTGTTTACCCTGCATATTGTAAAACCTTCTAAATACATTTTGATGCACAACTATAGTATCACCTTTTTTTATATTAGTAGTAATAGCTAAGGGTGTAGATATAACTTTAGCAAATCTATTAACAAATTTCCAAGATTCAATTTTAGTATTTAAAATTAATTCTTTTTTACCTATTTTTTTACTATTGTTATATCTGTCTTCTCCAATAGGTTTTACTATAAAATCATATAAACTATTCATTAATATTCTAAATCATATTCAATTGATATAGCCATGTTAGAATTAAATTTCTTCCATGGTAATACTTCATTGTTTTTCTTTATGTAAATATTATATGAATTATCTTTTTCATCAAATAAGATGTGGGATATTTCGTGACCACCATAAACTGGTTGACCTACAGAATAATGCATGGCATCGTTTTTGTAGTCAGAGCCTATACTGATCTTTCTTATTACATTATTCATCTTTTTTCACCTCAGTATAAGTACCATCTTCTAAGTTTATACTTATTGCTCCGTACTTATCTTCTAATACTTTTTTATATTCTTCTTGTTCTTGATTAATACCGGCTAAATCATGTAGCGCCGCGTGTTTTTGAGTTTCAAGAACTCCAATATCAGTTGTAATTTTATAAAGTTTATTTTGAAAATCTACAACTTTTTCCAACTCTTCTTTTTCTAGTTTTTTCATTTTATTTAATTTAATTTGTCATTAACCAATACTTTCTATAAACAGTAACGTGATTTGAATCACCTTCAAATTTACAATGTAGTTCATTGTCTTTAAAAGTATATGTAACAAAAGTTTCAAATTTATTAACTGGATTATATAATCTAGTTTTTATATAATTTTTACCTTCTTTTACTACGGTTTCCTCTAATGTTTGATTTTCTGCAAAAGAAAAATTAACTAATTCATAGCCTTTTTCTTTATTATGAAGAATTATAACGTAATAACTTGTTTCTGGACTTGACCAAGCTCCTCTTAATTTATCACTTAATTCTTGACTATATACAGTCATGCTAAAAAGCATAACTATACTTAATAATAATTTTTTCATAATACTTAATTTAATTTAATTTCTAATTGTATAATTACTTATTATTATAACTTTTTACCTTTAAACACACTTGTTGCCTTTTCTGTCGTTCGTCCACCGAAATAGGCTAAGATTACAGACATCATAACCTTCTCAAAAGTATCATTCCAAGTTTCATGTATAGTAAATGGTACGCTTTCCACACTATCTAATAACCCTGCAAAAGAAAATACAACAATACACCATACTAAAACAAGCGGTCGTACATTTTTACTTAACCATGAATCTGACATAGAATCAGCTTTCCACCTTGATGTAATAGCTTCTATTTCTTTATTCTGTTGTTCGTATATTAATTGTTGTAATTTAATCTTATCATCTAAAGAAACATCTGATTTAGTTATTTCAGCTATTGCTTCTTTAGGAGAAGTTACTCCTTGTAAAACATTACCAAGAGTAGGGTTTATTACAGAGGCAGCTCCAAACAATAGCTTTCCCACTGTGGTTTCTTTAAATTTTTTATTTGACATACTAATTATAGTTAGGACATCCACAAACTTTAGATCCGCCACCACCTATCTTTGGTAAAGACACGGTTAAGTCTGGAACCCCTACTGAAACTTTACCACGGGTGCTTTTACCTGGATTACTAGTTCCAATACTAAACATAGGTTGTTTTGGTTCTGGTTCTGGTTCTGGATCTGGATCTTTTGTGATTGGTTTATACTCTATAGTTTCTCTATCTATATTTTGCACATCTGAATTATCTACTACTATATTGTTTCTTTCATTAAACCCTTGACATCTTGGGTCGTTAGGATTTTCTAAACAAAAATTAGTAAATTTTCTATCTAATTCTTCTTGTGGTAAATTATTAGGATTAGGATTAACAGGATTCCCAGTTACAATATCACCTTCAGGAGTTATTCTTTCACCAGTAATACTAACTGGTTGAATATTAGTTCTCATTAAACGCGTAGGATCATTAGGATCTACTATCCACTCACCTTCTTGCAATTCGCCTAATACTTCATCTCCATATTTATAATTAGGCTTTAATTTAAAACCACTTCTTTCATCGTGATTGTTATTTAAAGGAGAGTTTGACTTATTCCTTTGTTTTCTTAGCTCTAATAAATCTCTAACTGTTAATGGTTTTTGAGGTTTAGATTCAACTGGAGCTTCACCTACTAATTCATATCCTTCAGGAACAGTATTTTTTCCTTTTACATATGAACCTGGAATCCTTTCAAACTTCCTAGGATCATTTTCGGGGTTAAAACGATCTTGACTGTATCTTTGTTCTGAAGGATTACCAGCGACTAAACCAATACCCTCTACATATTGAACCACTCCATCTCCTTGACTCATTAAATCGTATATTTGTTCTGGAGTGTATTGGGTCTCAGGAGCTGTTAATTCTTGACCTTCAACAGGTGTAAAATTCCATCCGCCTTGATCATCATTATAGTTCCAACCTTGACCTAAATTAAACATATCTTGACCTTTAGCGCTTATGTTTCTACCTATCTTTTCAATTTCAAGATCATCAGGAACACCTGTAGAACCTTTAGTTGTTATTCTACTTCTAAAACCTGTAAGTTTGTTTAAAAAAGTATCATCAGCTCTATGATTAGGTTTGTTAGAATAAGTACTACCTCTAAAAGTAGCGCCTGGCGCAAAACCACCTTGATTATATATATTTGCTATGTTTCCAGCAAAAGCCATATTCTCATCATACGCACTAGTTTTTTCTTCAGAACCGTCTGGTCTAAATTTTCTTTTAGGATTTATATTAAATCTTTCATTACCTGGAATAAGTTTACCTCTTCGTCCGCTAAAACTATCTCCATAATGATCATGTAAATAAGTTTTACCACTTCTTGAATCTCTTAATTCATGATTTAAAGGTGATGATTTTTTTCTACTTAATGGGTTATTTTGTTTATATGCCATAATTAATATTTTTCAAATGGATCTGTTTTTGCGTATGCTTCAGCTTCCCATGGTAAATCTTTAGCGCCTTCTTTCATGTCGTCGCGCGAATATTTTTTTCCTTTCCAGTATACAAAATCATTATCATAATCTAGATCACCTCGCTTCATTTGATCTAAATGTACTTTTTCATGTTCTATAATGCTTTGCCTTTCTTCTGGATCTGTTATTTTATCAGACACTAATATAGTACCGTTGTTATTTGCTTTACCTAAAACTCCTTCCTCAAGATCAGTATCATACACAGGTATATTATCTTCCTTATATGGAGAGTTAATTTTAAATCCACCTCGTAATCTTATCTTCATTGCTTATAAGGAAATTTTTTATTTAAATAATCTTGTCTTTTTTCACAGCCACAAGGTTTATTAAGACCACTAGCTATTCTTTGCACAGCGGTCTTAATTCCTGTTTTTTTTGTGAAATTAGCTATACTATCGCCTAAACCTTTAGGCTTCATTAATATAGTAATGAGGTGATTTCCCAACCGGTAATGGCTGCGCCTTCTGGTAATACAACAATAGATTCTCCAGATCCATTATTATTTATTATAGCGTCCGAAAAAGCTTTTCCATTTTCTGCTTTAGTACTACCAGTTATGTAAAATTTATAAGCTGAGTAAGATGTAAAAGCGCCGTGAAGAGCGTCAGTCTCTCCTTTAATTAAGATATTCATCGCTCCATCTCCACCATAAGCATTATCAGTAGCTCCAAATTTATCTATAGGAAAATTAAATTCTCCCGCTGCGTTTGATCCATATACTCCGCCTGAAAGAGTAGCTCCTCCAGCACTTGTTATTTTTATTGATGCTTTCATTATTTATTTTTTATTTTTATTATTATGCCTCCGTGTATTCAATAGAGTTAATTGCTCCTACTACAGGAATATTTCCTGTACCAGGTATTCCTCTGTATATAGCGTTGTTTATAGTTTCTAACGCAGCTTGCGCAGCTGCTGCTCCATCTATATACTCAAGATACATATAAGTTTTATCACCTACTGATAATGGAATACAAAGAGCGTTAGTTCCCGCTCCATCAAAATCGATTACAGCAGGACCACCTATCATATCAACACTTAAAAGAGTTCCTCCAGTGTTTCTAATTCCAGCACCAGCTGGATCAAATATTATAAATTGATTCATTGTTTTTTTTTTAATTGTTTTATTTATTTATTTTACCCGTAAGGTTTAATGCTTCCATTACTCCTTTACTAGGATTATATTCTTCTTGCGTAACTCTTTTCTGTAAATCTTCATCTTCCTTGCGCTTTTTTCTTTCTTCAATAGCTTTACCTATTTTTGCTCCAGCTTTTCCAATAGCATCTCCTATTGCTTGTTGAGCTGCTAGCTCATAAGAATTATCAGGTACTAAAATTGATTGACCATCTTTACCAATAGTAGGACTAAGTTTTGGTATATTAATTGAAGAAGCTGATCTTATATTACCATCTAAATTATTTACCGGTGATCTATTATTGAACCCTATCTTAAAAGAACTTTTATCTTTTAAAAAATTAGTTTTAAATTTACCTAGAGTATCCATATTATCCCGCGTGATAACCTCTTAAAGCCGCTTCAGCATTTGATTTACTACCGTAGTTTCCTTTCCAAGGTTTATCAGTTTTATTACTAATTACTTTCCATTCACCACCTCTTTTTTGAACACATCCATCACCACCTTCTGATTTAGCACATGCGTTTACAGGTGATTGTAGTCCTGGATTAGGTAATCTAGTAAATTCAACATCGTAAGAAGGTAAAATTTCTTTACGATTTTTTGGCGTTGGAATAACTCCTTTACCTCTATTAATAAGACCATCTCCAGGCATAGGTGGCTGTGGTTTATGTAGCTCAATAAATTCTTCAGGAGTTTTCGGCATTGGAATAAATCCTTTACCTCGATTAATTTTTTCTGGCATAGGTGGCTGTGGATTAAATTCATTTTTAATAACTCTATCTTTAACCGGACCTTTTAAGTTATTCATTGGCGAGTCAGGTCTTTCATCAATCATTTCATCAATCATTT